TGATTTCGCCCGCCAGTCCAAGATCACTCTTCCGGGCGGCGTGAAGAGCTTCTTCCCGGAGAACACCGTGCTGCTTATTCCGGCTTTCAACGACGTGAACATGGGCTACACGGCTTTGGGCCCGACCGCCGAGGCGCAGACTCCGGATTACGGCATCACCCGTGAGAAGAACGCCGGCCCTATCGGCGCGGTGTTGAACACCCCGTCCGCGACCCCGGGCTACGAGGCGTACATGAACGCCGCCGCCCTGCCCGTGCTGGTGCAGTCCAACAGCACTCTCAAGGCCACCGTTCTGGCGGCCTGAACCGTTTTCGGGAGGTGAACCATGTCCACCGCGATCATCGACAACATCGATTGGATTGCGTACATGAAGAAGTTCGCCACAGCCGACAGCGAACTGTTCACCGGCGATGACGCGCCGTATGACGAGCAATGGGTCACCACCCGTTGCCGTCGTGCGGCGCTCAGATGCCTTGCCGTGAGTCCGCTTGTCACGATTCGTCTCAGAAAGGGACGGTTGTCGCAGGAGGATTTCGCGCAGGTGGTCTGCGAGATGGTGATTCGTCTGGCGAAATCCACTCAGTTCAAGTCGGAGACGAACGGCTCGTACACGTATACGCGCAATGATCCGCCGGTTATTCGCCGTCGCCGAAACTGTTCGTGTCGAAGGACGACCGCGCCGTGTTGATGGGAACGGAGAATCAGGCTGGCGGCTTCTCCCATATCAGTCTTGGATTCGACCCCGGATATGGGGGTTGAGCATGGCCGTGTATGACGAGAAGCCCCGTAACAGGAGCGTCTATGACGAGTCGGACACGCCGAAGCATGTGCGTGACGATCTGCTGCATCGTGACGTGATCGTGTATCAGGGTATGGAGCCGTTGGTCACGGCGCATGGGAACACCACCGTCCCGAAGACGGTTGATGGTGTTCCCGACGTGCACAAGGTCTACTGCTGCGTGGTGGGACGCACCCAGAAGAACTCGGTCATGAGCGAGAACTGGGCGCAGGACACCACGCCGCAGAGCGTTGGCGGAAACCGTGAGATGAATCAGGTGAAGGTGCTCGCGCCGGAATGGCATGGGGACTTCTACTCAAGGTTCTGGTATGAGGGTTCCTGCTACGAGGTCGATGGTTCGCCGGTCTACCTGCCCGATTCGTCGGACGCGGCGAGGCATTACGAGTTTCCGGCGCGCCGCGTGTACGCGGCCGAACTGGCCCGCAACAAGGTCAGCCCGCCGACGCCACCGGAGGGAGCCGCCGTATGGGGCATGTGAGGCTGCGCCGCGACCTGAATTTGCAGATCGCGAAGCGTTTCGGAGAGAAGGCCACGCGCCCCCATGCGGAGAAGGTCCTGCATCGCGCCAAGGCTTTGGCCGACATGCGGGCGGTGCGTTCGAGCGTGGCCGACCGCATCAGTATCGGCATGCACGGTCATGGCACGCATACGAGCGTGGTCATGAGCGTCACGGGACGTAACGGCGACGAGATCGCGTCCTACTTGGAATACGGGTACGTCAACGATTGGGCGGATCGTCATCTGGCCGGCAAGTTCATCATGAGCGAGGCGAGGTATGGCTGATCTGAGCGTGCGCGGCCAGTTGGACGCCGAAAGCCTGGTCGACGCGCTGTTGAACCGCATCGACTACAAGACGGCAGGTTTCGATTCCGTCAAGGTCCTTCCCCGTGTCATAGCCGACACGGATTCATGGGCGATGGACCATGACGTAATCATCTGGCATTGCGGCGCGCCGTCGCAGCCGGATTGGAACCTGCGCGCGTGGGTGTGGCGGTTCACGTTGTCGTTGACGGTGGTGAACCGTGATCCCGACCGGAATTTCCGGCTGTGCAGCCTGTTGCAGCGGGAGATTTCCAATTGGCCGAACGATTCGACCACGGATTACGGCAGGGTCGGCATGATCGTCGATAATCCGGGTTTCGAGTTGACGGCCATCGGCGACGTGGTGACCACGAAGACCGCCGTGGTGCGTTCCAGCACGAAATTGGTGCAGGCCGGGGAGCCGGTCTGATTCTTCCCGTTCTGTTTTCTCATTTGTTTTGCAAACCCCGTCCGCGTGTTCTCGTGTGGCGGGGTTTCCGTTTTGAAAGGAGCCTTTCATGGCTATGAATGATGGTGCGGTAGTCATCAGCACGCGAGGCGCGGTGTTCCTCGCGGCAGCCGATACCGCTTTGCCGAGCCTGAAGCTGTTCGGCCTGGAAAAGGATACCGTCGGCGATACCGGCAAGCAGTATACGAACATCGGTCATATGAGCGTTGACGATCTGCCGTCGTTCGATGTGGACGGTGGCGATTCCAATACGAAGGACACTTGGAACAAGAGCAATTTCCGTGTGACCTACGATACCGTTACCGCGAAGGTCACGTTCACGAGCGTGCAGGGTGACGCGGATACGCTCAAGCTGATGTTCGACGCGGCCGACATTTCTGGTGGCGGCACCGCCGTCTCGTTGGACAAGGTGGAGCAGAAGAAGGCCGTGTTCGTGTATGTCGAGGACACGTACACCGGCAAGAAGTTCGGCATCTGGATGCCGAACGTGAGCCTTGCGTACAGTGCGATGCCTGAATTGTCCCAGGATGGTTTCAACACGTTCAAGCTGGAAGGCAATATCCTGTCCTCCACCGTGTTGCCGAAGACCGCTTCCGGCAAGTCGTCGTTCATCGGGTTCTATCTTCCGGCTGATTTCGAAAAGGTGGCCTGACCGGTAGTCCTGTTTCCTTGATTCTTCCCCGAACGGGCGGGTCTTTTCTCCTGTCTGCCGCCTGTCCGGGGATTTCCTTTTCTTCTTTACCAGACGGGGTTCCTTTGGCTTTTTGATGATGGGAGAATGTCATGGCTGATGAAGAATCGAAGAACGTCGAGTTTCCGGCTGACTGGGAGGGGTTGAGGCGTTTCGACCCTGTGATGGCGGGTCTGCCGGACATGGTGCAGGCCGAGGATTTCACGCCGCAGCAGTCCGCCGAATACGCGGTTGCGGATGGCGTGCTGGTCGAACGCATCCAGACGATGCATGATGCGGGCTTGTTCGGTGGGAAGATGCCTACGCGCAAGGGTGATGTGGAGAAGGCCGCCCGCAAGACGAACGTCGCCGTCGCGGAATATGTCGGCATTGCCGACCAGTTCTACAAGGGTCTGGCCGTTGATGCTGACGCCTACGCGGATTGGACGAAGGGCCGTAGCGTGTTTGACTTGTTCAACATGTTCTCGCTGCTGCACCGTTTTTATGGTGAGCGTCTGGGAAAATCAAGCGACTCGAAGAAGCGTGCCGGGACTGCCGAGTAGCGGTCGTCTCCGATTTCCGCCGCTTCTACCAGATGAATCTTCCCGCCGACTTGAAACGGTATGATCCGAATTTCCTGTGCGACCTGTTGGACGGGTTGGAGGGTGTGCCGGAGAGCCTGTATCGGGCTTGGACGTTGGAGCATGACGACCGTGCGGTGGGAAGGCTGCGACGGCGTGACGGCGGTCCGTTGCGTTTGGAATGGAACGGTTTCGGACAGACGCAGATGCTGCTGTTGGATTTGCAGAACACGTTGGACGCGGTTCGTGTGATGCTCGCCTCGCATTGGAGCGGGAAGAAGCGTGAGCCGCGTCTGATACTGCCGCCCGGCGCGGACGTGCCGGAATCGCGTTCGTCGCATGTGGACGCGGCTTCTTCTTCGGGTCTTGAGAATTACATGACGAGGGTTCAACGCGCGTTCCGCGTGGAGTGACCCTCGTTTCTTTTTGAACCCCGTCACGCCGGTTTCGACGGCGTTTGGCGGGGTTTCGTGTTTACGGGGGTTGCTGGATTATGGCTCGTCAGATGTTTTCCGCCGGAACCGTTTCCGTTGACGTGGTGCCCGACACCAGCGGGTTCATGGCGAAGCTCGACGCCTTGCTGGAGCGTGCGGCGAACAAGAACGTCGATGTGACCGCGAACCTTGACTGGGACGATGGCGCCGCGTCGGCGAAATACCGCGAATGGAACAACAGGGTCGCGGAGATTCAGATCAAGGCCGACGATTCCAACGCGCGTCGTCTCGTGGACAAGTGGGACGGCAGGAACGTCAACGCGCAGCTGTCGTTGGACACGAGGAAGTTCCAACGTGAGCTGGACGGCGTGCAACGCGACCTGAAGAAGGTCAACGTGCAGGTCGGCATGCAGAAGCGTTGGAAGAAGAACGAGGACGCCCTTAAATCGTATATGACGCTGCAACAGCAGCAGGAGCGTCTGACCCGCAGGCAGACCACCCTCATCAAGGACGAGCTGAACAACCGTTTGCAGGCGGTCCGTTCCATGCAGGACGCCCTGTTGAAGGCGAACCCGCTTGGCGATTCGTCTTCGATGTTCACGCGCGAGGCCGCGAACAAGGTGGTCGCCCGCTACAGGAGCCTGTTGAAGCAGGTCGAATCGGACCCGCTCAAGGTCCGCATGCAGATGGACGACGTGAGCTACCGCAGCGTGGTCGCACGTCTTGAGGCCATCACACGGCAGAAGGTCAAGACCGCCGAGGAGAACAGCCGCGTCAAACTGTACTTGGACGGCGCGGAGAGGATAGAGAAGCGTCTTGATGCCTTGAGGCATTCCCGTCTGCGCATTCCCGCCGAGATCGAGGTGGAGCAGACCGACTTGGCGAAGCGTCTGCGCGACGCGAAGTACGAGTTGAACATCGACGCGGACATGAAGCGTGCCGAGGAGCGGGTCAAGAAGTTCAGGAACGACAATGATTCGTTCGACATGGACGTGGATTTGGAGACCGCCGCCGCGACCGCGCATCTCGCCTATTTCACCCGTCCCCGCACGATTGACGTGTTCGCGAGCTTCAAGGGCACCGACCTTGGGAAGATCCTCAATGGCATGACCTCCGGCGCGACGGGTATTCGGGGCGTGCAGAACGAGTGGCGGAAGCTCGTCACCATGTTCGACTCGTTCGACAAGGTGGTGCCGAAGTGGAGTCTTATCGGCGCTGCGGCGACTTCGGTGGGCGCGGGCTTGTTGAATCTTGGCCGCACGGCCGGTTCGGTGGGCGCGTCCTTGGTGTCCATGAGCAGTGCGGCGTTGGCCGCTCCGGCCGCGCTGTCTGGTTTGGCGGCCGGCTTCTACACGGCGTATTCGGCTGTGAAGACGTTCGGCGACCATGTGGATGTCGCGAAGACGAAGTTCAACGACTTGCAGAAGTCGGTGGGCGGTTCGTTCTGGGACAGTGGCGCGGCGGCGTCGATGACGCGCATGCTGAACGTTCTTGGCGATTCCGGCGTGGTGGACAATCTGAACGAGATAGCCGACGCCGAGGGCAAGGTGTTCGCCCATGCGGCGGACATTGTGGCGCAGGGCGACTACGTGCAGCGTGTGAACAAGGTGCTGTCGAACACGCGGCTTGGCGTCCAGTCGTTGAATCCGGGCGTGGAGAGCCTTACCAAGGCGTTCATCACGTTGGGCGACCAGACGAGCGTGTATCTGCCGCGCATGGCGAACTATATTTCGCGCAACGCGACGGTGTTCGCCCAGTGGGTCGAGTCGGCGGAACAGTCGGGGCGTATCACGTCGAACATGGAGAAGGCCGTCGAACAGGGCGGCTATCTCATGTCGAGCGTGAAGTCCCTTGGCGGTATCCTCAAGGGAACGCTCGGCACGTTGGCGGAGGGTGAGAACGGTCTTGAGAAGTTCTCCGACGCCATGGGCCGTGCGGACAGGGCAGTGAACGGCGTGAAGTTCCAGGCCACGTTGACGGCTTGGGCGGATGGCGCGAAGCAGGCTTCAGGCAAGTTCCATGATTCGTTCGCGCAGATCGGCGACGCTGCTTACTCGTTGAGGGATACGACCAGGCAGGTGTTCGTTGACGCGGGAACCATCGTGTCCTCCGGCATCGGTTCCGTCAGCAGCGTGTTGAAGCAGTCCGAGTCGGGTATTAGCGCGTTCAGCAAGGGCGTCACGAGTGGTTTCACTCAGGTGTTCGCCGCCGTGCGTAACGCGGGGCCGATGTTCAACAGTCTCACGTCGATGGTCGGCCAGTTGTCCAGCACGTTCGGCGGCACGTTGGCGAACACGTTGAACGCGGCGGCGCCGACGATTCAGGTGCTGGCCGAGGGCGCTTCGGCCGTGGCGAAGGCGTTCGGCAAGCTGCCCGCTCCGATTCAGGCCGTGATCGGCATGTACGCGACGTTCGGGAAGGCCGGCATCAGCGCGTACAATTCGTTGAAGCAGGGCATGTTGCAGAACATCCAGTCCACGTTGCAGTATCGCAAGATCATGAGCCAGTTGGGCATCACGTCGAAGGAGGCTTCGGCGAGCATGAGCGAGCTGGTCCGGGCGATGGCGCGGTTGAAGTCCGGTCAGACCGCTGGCGTGCTGACGGGTGAGGTTTCGGGCATCCGCCAGATGGGCGCGGCCGCGGACGAGACCACTTCCAAGCTGAATCGTATGCACGCGGCGCAGTCCGGTGGCTCCACGGGTGTTTCCTCCGGTTCGACGGGTTCCGTGAGCGCTATGAGGGGTGTTGGCGTGGCCGCCGAGAGCGCTGCGCGCAAGACCGGCTTGTTGAAGACCGCTTTGAGCGGCGTGGTCGATTTCCTTGGCGGGCCTTTGGGCATCGCCATCGGCGCGGCATCGACCGCGTTTGGCGTGGCCGGCAGTGCGATCAGCACGTACAACAATTCGGCGTCGCACACGCAGTCGGTGAACCAGACAGTGGCGAAATCGTTCAAGGAGGTTTCCGGCAACGCCGACAGCGCGGCGAAGGCCGTGTCCGACGCGAAGAAGAACATCAAGAAGAACTGGACCGACACGAGCTACGGCTGGTCCGACGATTCGTCCAACGCGGCGGAAAAGGCGTTGAATGGCTTCCAACAGTGGACAAGCCCGTTCAAGAACGCCTCCAAAGCCGCCGACGCTTTGGGCGTCAGCGTGAAGAAGCTGAACAGCGCGGCCACCGGGTCGAACAGCACTTACGACAAGATGCACGACAAGCTGACCAAGCTCGCCAACGACCACAAGTACATGATTGGCGCGTATGGTCAGACCATCGACGTGAACCAGCAGCAGACAGAAGCCGCTTCCCGTTTGCTTGGCGTGTTGGAGAACTCCCGCAAGGAATGGCAGTCGGGCGCGAAGGCCATCAAGTCGTATGCCAATAGTTCGCAGATCGTCTCCGATTTGAACCAGTCCGCTTCCGACAAGCTGACCTTGCTGAGTTCGTCTCTTGCGGCCAATGGTTATGAGTTGGATAAGAACACGGAAAACAGCCGGGCGAACATGAGCATGATGAAGGATTATGCCGCGTCCACTTTGATCGCGTCCAAGAACACCATGTCGTATTACGAAAGCATCGGCAAGGCGTCCGAGGGCCAGCAGTTGGCGAAGAACTCGATCTACCAGGCCCGTCAGGAAATCATGCAGATGGCCGAACAGTGCGGGCTTAGCGCCGATAAGGCGGCTGAGTTGGCTGACCAGATGGGTCTGATTCCAGAGAACGTGAGCACGAAATTCGATTTGAGCAATCTGGATTCCGTGAAAGCTCAGGTCCAGGACTACATCGACACATTGCCTTTGGCCGAGGGCACGAAGAAGCTTATCCTGAAATATGCCGCCGAAGGTGACATTAACAGCATGGACACGTTGAAGGCTCTTATCATGGGTTTGACTGGCGGCGTTGACCAGAAGACCTATAAGCTGCTTGTCAAGGCGAAGACCGAAGGTAAGATCGATGTTGACCAGTTGGGTGCCGACATCCAGAAACTTTCGGATGGCAAGCATCGTGTCGTGTTGGACGCTGATGGCACTCCGGTCGTTGTCGCTGCCACGAAGGCCACCAACGCGGTCATGAAGATTCCGGCGTTGAAGAAAACGTATTTGAAGGCGATTGCCGAAGGCAAGTCGGATACGGATGCGTTGAAGGCGTCGATTGAATCGGTTCCCGCGTTGAAGAACGCTTTCGTTCAAGCGAAGGCCGAAGGCAAAAGCGATACGGATGCGTTGAAAGACGCGATCAACAGCGTGCCTGAGTTCAAGCAGGCGTACACTCAGGCGAAGACCGAGGGTAAGAGCGATGTTGACGCTTTGATGGTCGCGTTGAAGCTGATTCCTGATTACAAGAACACGCAGTTGAACGCCACGGATAACACCGCTGCCGGCACTGGCACCGCGAAGCAGAACGTTGGTAGCGTGCCGTCAAGTCATGGCACGAGCGTGAACGCCACGGACAATACCGGTGGTGCTACCAGCAGCGCGAAGGGTAATATCGGTAGTGTGCCGTCCAGCCACGGGACGCAGTTCAGCGGCACGAACATGCTGGCGGTTCCCGCTGGCAGCGCTTCTAGCACGATCTATGCCGTGCCTAAGTCGCATAACACAAAATTCAGTGGAAACGCCAGCTCCGCTGAGAGTGCGGCGC